AACCCAGAATGTAACCCGCCTCAGTGTATTCCAACAGGAACTTGTACAAAAGATATTCTTCCGGAGGGTACCTTCAATGGCTAGACAAAGATTTACTAATGAGCAACTCAAAGCAAGACTTGTTGTATTTATTGGAGCAATACTAGGCGTTGTATTCCTAGGCTCAGTATTTGGAATCCTGTGGGCATTGATATTTGTGACACAACCATTGGGTGACCAAGCACCAAATGACAGAGCCTTCATTGAACTGCTTACTACGCTGACTGTATTTCTTACAGGAAGCCTAGGAGCAGTACTTGCAGGCAACGGACTAAAAGACAAACCAAAGAAGGAAGATGATGAGCCAGCGTAAAAAGTTTATTGAAACAGCAAGAGCAGAAATTGGAACCATTGAAGGTCCTAAAGATAATGAAACCAAGTATGGAGCCTTTACTAAGGCTAACTTCCAACCTTGGTGTGGCTCATTTGTAAACTGGTGTGCTAATCAAGTAGGTCTAAAGATCCCTAACTGTGTATACACACCAGGTGGAGCAACCGCCTTCATCAAGAAGGACCAGTGGGAGAAGGCAGAAGAGGCAGTCCCACTACCAGGAGATATCGTATTCTTTGATTTCCCATCAGATGGCGTTGACAGAATCTCACACGTTGGCATTGTCGTTAAAGATAACGGCGATGGCACAGTCACCTGTATCGAAGGCAACACAGCCCCAGATAAGAAGGGTGACCAGCGTAACGGAGGGCAAGTATGCCTGAAGGTACGCGCTTACAAAAAGAAGAATGGCTCCAAACTGCGTAAGTCACAAGCTGTGGCTGTCGTTGGTTTTGGTAAGCCAGTATTCAAATCATAAGGAGATAAAATGAACGTAGATAAGTTAATTGCAATCGCAACAACCTATGCTCGCGCAGCAGTACCAGCAGTGGTAGCGCTATACGCAGCCGGTATTACAGATCCAAAGACGTTAGCCTACGCTTTTGCATCAGCTTTCATTGCACCAATCTGGAAGTCACTAGATCCAAAGGCAAAAGAGTTTGGTCGTGGTGCTAAGTAATTAGCCCATAAGCGCGAGGCAAATGCCCCCTGCTCAGGAGAAATCCTGGGTGGGGGGTTCTTTTTTTATGCCTCCGGATTGTCCACAGGACAGGGTATACACACCAGATTCCCGCAGTTGGCACAGGTTCCATCAAGGTGCCACCAAGCTATGTCATAATCCTCAAAGGCTGCCATAATGTTGAATACGGTACAGCCACAGGTACAGGCGTGGACGGGTCCTAAGCCTCTGAGATCGGCTCCAAAGGGCTTAGAAAGGGTATCGTAGGTCTTATTCCTGCCTATGAATTTCTGCAGGGAGAGTAGACGGAGCCGCATAGTCTCGGGCCTCCTACTCCTCGGCCCGATAAGGGCCGCTGTACTGTTAATCGCCTACGGCTCATATTGTACTCATAGCCTTGTATAAGTGTGTCTTGCGACACGCCGTGATATGATCTGCCAATGACAACTCTGGTAGGTATCCAAGGACCTGACTTCGTAGTCCTTGCCTCCGATAGTCAGATCACCGATAACGATCAGCGCATCATATCTACGCAGACTCCGAAGATCGTTCACGTGGGTGATTACCTGTTAGGTATCACGGGCGACTCACGACCTGGAGATATCCTCGCCTTTAATTGGAAACCACCAAAGTATAAGAACTATGATCCGGTGGAGTGGATGGGTAAGAGGATACTGCCTAGTATCTACGCTGCCTTTAAGGATAATGGATACGAGCTAGATAAGGATTCCAACTTCGCCTACCTCATCGCCTTTGATGGGATCTTATTTTCTATCGGATCAGATCTATCCTTTAACGCTAGTGAGCGTGGACTCTTTACAGCCGGTAGCGGTGGAGCATTTGCCTTGGGTTATCTCTACTCACTTAAACCTAATTCCTACAAATCCCTGCTGATGTCTAAGGTTGTGGCAGAGCGAGCAATAAAGATCGCGTCGGTACTTGACGTGAACACCTGTCCTCCGATTCAATTAGTTACTCAACAGAAGGGATAGAAAAATGCTTGGATTTTTATTCGGTTTGCTTATTGGCTTCGTAGCAGCGTATGCTTTCGATGCTTGGTTACAGCACAGAGATAAGCGATAATGGAAAAGACTTTAAGGTATGCACTAGAAGAAGCAATAGCTTCTGGTCGCAGATCAGCAGCTCCATTCATTATGGAGATAGAACTACGTGAGCAGATTGCACAACAGTTAGAAGCAGCTAACTATCCAGGTGCTGCATTTATCGTAAGGAACCCGCAATGATTACAGATCCTAAAGAACTACTATTGACAGTACTCCACGCTAAGGATGCCTCTCGTGATCGTAGTACTCAGACACAGGTAGGTCCATCAGAGATTGGTGGATGTCGTCGTAAGGTCTGGTACCGGTTGAACGCACAGCCACACACCAACGATAACCAGTCTAAGTTAGCAGCGATTATGGGTACTGCTATTCACTCAGCAATCGAAGAAGCTATCCAGCACTTAGATCCTGAAGGCAAGGATTACCTTGTTGAAGCAGCAGTTGAGCACGGTGATATGAAGGCACATATAGATTTATTTATACCTAGTACTGGCGCAGTAATTGACTGGAAAACTTCTAAGGTAAAGAACCTTTCATACTTTCCATCAACGCAACAGCGTTGGCAGGTACAACTCTATGGCTATCTACTATCTAAGAATGGTCACGAGGTAAAGACAGTAAACCTTGTGGCAATAGCTCGTGACGGTGATGAGAAGAACGTCAAGGTACATACAGAAGATTACTCTGAAGATGTAGCACTGACTGCTCTTGCTTGGCTAGAAGGTGTCAAGGCATCTACTGAACTGCCAGAACCAGAGAAAGATTCTAACTTCTGCAAGAGTTACTGCCAGTACTACGATGAGTCTGGCGAGATGGGTTGCACTGGCCTAAAAAAAGAACGTATCGTCCTTAGTGATGTAGTAATTGAGGACGAAGAGGTTGACAAGAATGCACTGCACTTCTTACAATTAGATGCACAGATTAAAGAGCTTGAAGCAATTAAAGATTCCTTGAAGGCTTCCTTTGAGGGAACCACAGGCGTCACAGCTAGTGGTATCGAGATCAGTTGGACAAAGGTTAAAGGTCGTGAGACAGTTGACAAGGAAATGGTAAAGAAACTTATCGGTCACATACCAGTAAGTATCGGTGAAGAGACAGCAAGACTAAACATCAAACCAAGTGGAGGAAAGTAAATGGCTACAGAAGGAACAAAGTTCCAGGTTAACTACAAGTTATCTGATGGAACACTTATCAATCTTTATGCTGCAACAGTTGGTGAACTAGAAGCAGGACTAGCAGATCTTGCTATGAACGCATTGAACATCAAGGCAACCGGTGTCGAACTAGGTGCTAGCACTGCAGCACCAGCACCAACAGTTGCATCAGTAGCTGCTGCATTTAATGCAACACCAGTTGCTTCTGCTCCTGCCGGAGATGGATCACAATCCTGTCGTCACGGTGTGATGGCTCTACGTTCAGGCACATCAGCTCGTGGACCTTGGACTGGATATATGTGTGCTGCACCAAAGGGTGCGACAGATAAGTGTGACACTATCTGGGTTCGATGATAGGTGCGCGAGCCTCGGTTCTATGAGGACCCTGCTTGCGCTTCAGTAGGTGGTGACTTCTGGTTTCCTGAAAAGGAAGCTGGAGGTTCCAATAGTACCGAAATGGTTATGGCTAAATCAATTTGTAGAAGGTGTCCACATCAAGCAGAGTGTGCTGAGTGGGGAATACAGAATGAAAGTCACGGTATCTGGGGAGGAATCACTGAAGGTGAACGCAGGCTAATCAGACGTAAACGACGTATAACATTAAAGGGGGAAGGCGTTGCTTGACTTATCACGTGCTTGGAGTGGTGTGCTTACCAAGGCAACACCTCTTCCTGACGTGTGGCAGGCACTATCACTGAAGCAGATTAAGTTCCGGCGAGGACAAGTCTGTATGGTAGCTGCTGCTCCCAATGCTGGTAAGTCTATGTTCGCACTCGTCTATGCGATGAAGGCAGATGTACCAACGCTCTTCTTTTCAGCAGATACTGATACCACAACTGTAATGATGAGAGCAGCATCTGTTGCCTCTGGTCATTCACAACAATCGGTGGAGTTAAACTTATCTAAGGATAAACACTACTACGATAGACACTTTGGAAAACTAGAACATATCAAGTGGGTCTTTGATTCATCACCATCACTGGATGATATCGAGTTAGAGATCAGAGCATATGTAGAACTCTATGGCATAGCTCCAGAGTTAATAGTTATAGATAACTTAATGAACGTTGCAGCAGAGACTGACAATGAGTGGGCTGGCTTACGTGCGATAATGATGGAGTTGCACGATATGGCACGTAAGACTGAAGCCTGCGTACTTGTGCTACACCACGTATCTGAGCAGAGTGAGTAT